GGCGGCTCGATGTCGTAGTCCTCGGAGAGCGCCGTGCGCGACACCGACGAGACGTTGTACTGAGCGGTGCCCTTCTTGCCCGAGCGGCTGACCATGAAGTAGCCCTTGGTCAGCGGGCCGATCTTGGCGTCACCGTTGTACGCCTTGAGCACGTTGAAGAGCCGAGGCCCCACGTCCCAGGACTTGAGCAGGACCTGGCCGTCATCACCGATGAGGGCGACGTTGAATGCCGCCACCGCCTGCGCACGGTCGCCCACCTCGCAGAGGGGGCAGTCCTTGTCGATGGTCTGGAGACAGGTGTAGGCCCGGTTGGACTTCTGCCCGCCCTGGTTCACTCGCTCGACCCAGTGACGCCGGAAGTTGACGTACGGAGTGTCTTCCAGGAACTTGATGAACACCGACTTCTCATCCAGCTTGAGCGACTGGGCGAAGTCGGACGTGGAGTCCATCTGCTTCTGCGCATCGGTCCAACCACCACGCAGCGAGGTATTGGCCGCAGCAGCCTTGCGAGGCTTGCGGGGAGCCTCGTCATCGTCGTCGGCATCGTCAGGAGCTTCGGCTTCCTCTCGGGGAGCCGGACGTGCTACCCGCTTCGATGGGCGACGGACCTCTTGTTCCTCTTCTTCATCCTCAACAGGACGACGGCGTGCAACTCTCTTCGACGGAGCCATTGTGCAACCTCATTGTGTTCAGCGCATTGTGCAGTGTGTTATTGGATGAGGCTGTTGAAGAACTCGCCAACCTCGTGTGCGAAGGCGAGAGTCGGTGGGTTCTTATCCCCCTTGCGGTTGGGGAGGATCACCTTGTGCCGCTTCGCAATGCGCAGAATACCCTCGATCTGCTGGCGGGTCCAGAGGCGCTTGCCCTTGTTCGAGCGGCCTCCGGCGACGGGTTTCGAGGTACGAGGAGAACGGTAGGGGCTACGCGCCAGTAGGCCCTGGGCTTCCCAGGACCTGATCGACTGCTGGCTGTACCCGAGGGCCTTGGCGAGGTGGGAGATCGTGAAGAACTCCTTGCGCTCACCACCGACGAGGTAATACACGGGTTTGGCGTCCCATTGCTCGGTATCGGGAGGCTCTTCGGGCTTGGCGTCCCGGTTCACCGGCTTCTTGCGGCCGGGGTAGTCGAGGTCACCGAGTTCCTCGATGCTCTTGGACAATGAGTTACTCACGTGACCTCCGCCAGAAATGTTTCCGTCTGCTTGTGCCAGTTCAGCAGAGCGGAGAACTTATCGTGCGGAATCCCCCGAGGCCAGAGCGCTATGGCTGCTGCTCGGGTGATCTCTTCGGCGGAGAGGGAGGCAGTGGAGGAACGGTGTACAGGCACGGGTGCCGTGGCTGCATCAATGCGGGTCTGGATCGCAGCCTTCTTGGCGTGGCGGCGCTTGTGCTTGGCGAGGCTGTCCTTGGAGCCCAACACGGTGGGGCACTCATCGCAAGGGAACTTCTTCTTGCTCTTGCGAGCGTAGAGGCTGTCGTACAACTCGGGGTGCGCTGAGTCAACGTGGCGCGCCATACCGGTGCCCTTGAAGTAGAGGTTGCCGCAACCTGGGCACGGCTCCCTGCCGTCAGTGTGCGGCACGGGCGGGCCTGCTCCCTCATCCCATCCGGCAACCAGTGGAGTGGCAGGGCCGTACTCGTCAGTGACCGGCTCGGTGACCGGCTCGTCGGTGATGGTCACGGCTTGCGCTTCCTCTTCGTGGCCTCTTCGTTACGAATGGCCAGGAGCACGAGACGGAAGTCGCTGCGAGAGAGCACAGCCTCTCCGTTCTTGCGGTCGTAGTTGTCGGGCTTGTAGTACCGCCGCCCGAGTAACTTACCGAAGTCGCTCACGGTATCACGACGCTCGGTCCCACACCGCTCGCAACGGAGGGTCATGGGGATTCCGAACGAAGGGGTCCAGTTGCTGTCGTAGTCGAACCACGAGTGGCCGAGCGTACGACAACGAACGTAGCCCCTTCGTTCAGAGAACCAAATGCCGGTATCAGTGACTGCCGCCAAGTCATCGCTCACACCCAGCACTCTAGCACGCAGTTGCTAGCAGGTCACGCACGTGCAGGCGTGATGACATCGCCCGTCTTGGGGTCGATCTCTTCGCCCGCCTCGTTGTACACCTGGCCGACCGAGTTGACGGTCATGCCGCGCATGGCGGTCATGTCGTGGGCATGTCCGCTGCGGTAGGCGCTGGTGTAGCTGCTCATGGCGTCGTAGGTGTGGGCATGCGAAACGGCGTTGTTGGCGACAGCGTTCACCACGTTCCGGATGCCGAGAGCCTCGCCCTGCTTGAAGGTGTTGAGGCCCATGCCGAGGAAGATGAACTGCCAGGAGTACTTGTCGGTCTGCTCCTTGATCATGTCGCGCACCTTCTCCCAGGTGTACTCACGACTGGCGTTCTCCAGGCCGTCCGTCTGGATGACGAAGATGACCTTGCCAGGACGCCGGTCCTCAGCGATGGCCTCCAGCATGGAGCCGGTGTGTCCGATGGCCTGGCCGACCGCATCGAGCAGCGGCGTGGTGCCCCGTGCTCCCAGCAGGTAGACGGGAGCCTCTGCGAGCGCTCCCGAGTAGACGACGCGCTGCGGCTCGTCGCTGTCGAAGTCCACGAAGTAGAGCGAGCACTCACCAGGCTGCTGCTTCTGCTCCACGATGAAGTGGTTGATGGCCCCCGCTGCGTCGGAGGCGACGGAACCCATCGAGCCTGAGCGATCGCAGACGATGGTGATGTGGGTCTTGTTGTCTGTGGTCATTGTGATACCCTCCTTAGGGCTTGCGATGGAGCTTCTCACGCTCCCATTGGTCGAGGGCCGTGACCACGGCCTGCTCTATGAGATAGTTGACCGACATCTGTCGGCGGTCGGCTTCGGCTTGGAGGCGCTGACGTACCTTCGTATCAGTGCGCCACTGCAACTGCACCTGCTCGTCAGGGTTGACTGACCGAGAACGGTACTGGCGGTACCCCGAGTTCTTGGTCGTCATGCCTCTCCCTCGATGAGATAGAAGGCGAACGACTCGGACTCGCTGTAGAGCTTGGCTAGTTCGTCGTCGGAGATCTTGCCCTCGAAGTTCGCCGCCAGGATGGCGTCCTCGTTGATGACGACGACCACCTCGGTGCACTGATCCATGAGGCCCTTGGCCTTGAGCAGTTCGAGGGTCGCATCTTCGTTCAGTGACTGGGAGGCTCGGCGCTTACGCTCCACGCCGACGATGGTCTTGGCGACAGGCTTGCCCGTCTTGTAGGAATGGAAGACGATGGGCTCACCGCTCAGGTGCATCGTCCGGTGCCCGCCCTCCTGTAGCTCACCGAAGTCGGCAAGCTCATCCATCATCATCTTCTTGAGCTTGCCCTCGTGCCACGTGGCCCGCTCTCCGATCGAGCGGTTGGCGATGTAGTCGTCCAGGACGGCGGGCAGGTCGAGTGTAGGTAGTGCCTTGCGTTGAACAACCCTCTTACGTGCAGCCATCCCCACAATGTAGCACTTCGGTTCTGCTAAGGTGAGCTTGGGTCGGTCGCCGCAGTAGTGGGACCGCAGCCCATTCCGAAATCATTCAGAATGGAGACTGCCGTGATCACTGCCCGCTTCTACGTCGTCGGTATCGAGTACGGACCTGGCGAAGAGCCGACCGCCCGAGTGAGGTTGTCGCCGTCCTACAAGGACGGCCGCAACGCCGAGTGGTCGAAGGCCACACCCTCAGCGTCGATGGAGATGACTGTCACCAACCAGGACGCCATCAAGAAGTTCGACGCCTGGCGTGCGGGCTCGACCGACCTGCACATCACCATCGATGCCGTGACCGACTAGCTGTCGAGGAACTCCCGTAGCGACTGCAGGTCGAGGCGGAGCACGCCCTTGGCATCGAACTCACCGTCGATGAAGGCACGAGACACCTTGCGCTTCTGCTGGAGCAGGTTCAGCATGCGCTCTTCGATGGTGTTGACGCCGAACATGTAGCCGATGTGGATCTGGCCGAAGGCGCTATTGGTGCGGTCAATGCGGCTGATGCGCTGACCGAGGGCACCGGCTGACCAGGGCAGGTCGTAACATATCAGGTGACTGCCTTGGTTCAGGTCCACACCGTAGGCCCCGGCGTCGGAGGACAAGAACACTCGGCAGTTGGGGTCGTTGTTGAAGCGCTGGATGCGCTTGTCCCGCTCCAACCCCGCCACGTCTCCGGTGATGGTGGTGTAGGGGATCTTGAGCCTGCGGATCTCGGTGCCGATCATCGCCAGCATCGGCTTGAAGTAGGAGAAGACGACCACCTTGTGGCGTGGGTCCTCGTCCAGTATCTCACTGACGTGCTCGATGAGGATTTCGAGCTTGATGTGAGTGGAGGGCAGGCTCTTGAGGGCACCAGTGGCAACCAGTTCGCTGGCGTACTTGCTGCCTCGCCTCGATAGCTCGGTATCGAAGTCGGCCGCACTCAGCGTGAGGAGACGCGGATGGCTGCTCAGCATCCTCATCGCCAACAGCCGGGACATCACGTCGCCCATCAGAGATGCGCCGCCGGACGACGTGGTACGGCCGTAGTGACGAAGGACGTCAAACCCGCCTATGACCTGGTTGTTGGCGAGGGCCTTGTCGATGGCGTCGCTCAAGTCCTGCTTGATGCGGTTGTGCAGGTTCATGGTGAAGGGATCAAGCGGGACCGGCATCTCTAGCTCGATCATCTCGGGCAGCCACTCTGCGATGTCCTCACGAGACTTGCGGTACATCGCAGGCCCCATGGCCTTCTCGATCAGGTGGAGGTTGCGGTAGCGGGTGGGCTTGCCCCAGCGGTCACGGACGATGAAGGTGCGGTCGAAGGTGCGGAAGCTCCCGAGCACGGTGGCGTCGATGAACTCCATGATGGAGTACAACTCTTCGGGCCGGTTCTCTACGGGCTGACCGGAGAGGCCGATACGCACGTCAACGTTCCGCCCCAGTGCCTTGGCTCGCTTCGTGCGCTTGGCGGTGAAGCCCTTGATGGCGGTGACCTCATCGAGGATGGCGAAGTCGGTCGGTGCCCAGCGCTTGATCTCGTCCCAGTCATTGACCAGGCATTCGTAGTGGAGGATCGTGTAGTGGTACCTTCCCGAGCGGCGGATGGCGGCAACACGGGCGCGTTTGTCGCCATCCACCACCTGCACCTTGGCTCGGGGGTCCACCTTGTTGATCTCCCGCACCCACTGCCACTTGGTGGACTTGAGGGCGAAGACCAGGCCGTGTGATACCACTGCCTGCCGACGCAATGCACGGATGGCGGTGACTGCAGTGACCGTCTTGCCCGCGCCCATCGTCAGGGCCAACAACAAAGACCGCCGAGCGACGATGCGCTCGACTGCCTCAGTCTGATAGGGGCGTAGTTCCACGACCTATGCTCGCACAGTGTTCTACTACTACGGGGCCAAGAGCCGGTACGCCAGTCGCTACCGATCTCCGGAACACCCCATTGTAGTGGAACCCTTCGCAGGTGCCGCTGGGTACAGCGTGCACCACCTCATGAAGAAGTCCATCGACGGAGCCATCCTCATAGAGAAAGACCCTCGGGTGGTCGAACTCTGGCACCGCCTGCTCAAGATGAGTCCTCGTGAAGTGCTAGCCCTGGAACCACCGAAGGCTGGCGAGTACACCACGGACTTTCTCTGGATGACCTTGGCTGCCTCGAACGCCCTGGCGAAGATACCAGGGTATGGGATGAGCAAGCGCGCCGCCGCCACTGCTCCGGCGATGCTCACTCGGATCGCCAAGATCCTCCCGCACATACAAGGCCGAGTCATCGTGAAGGAGGGCGACTATCGCGAGGCCCCCGACATGAGGGCGACATGGTTCGTAGACCCGCCCTACCAGTCCACGGGGTTGCACCCCTTATCTCGGGGCAATGGTTACGCCGCTGGGTGTGACGCCACCGCTATGAACTACGGGCGGCTCGCCACGTGGTGCCGATCACGTCGGGGCATGGTCATCGTCTGCGAATACGAAGGCGCTAACTGGCTGCCGTTCCGCAACCTCCACCAGGGCTACAACTCCATTGGAGAGCGAGAACACTTCGAGGTCGTCTGGAACATGAAGCAACGCTTACGCCCTCGTACTCGATGAACATCGAGTACGAGGGCGTTTGAGTGAGATACCGAGGTATCAGGGAGCCGTTGCGGGCTGAGCCACCGAAGGCTGCACATGAGTGCTGACGGGGACGTTGAGCAGCGCCTGCTTGATCACCATCTCGTTGATACCCAAGTCAAGGGCTGCGAGCGTCAGTGCCTCATTGGTCAACAGGCTCTTGGCCCACGTTGCCGTCCACTTGACGCGGACCACCTTGCCGCTGTCGTTCTCGGCGTCCCGCACGGTGTAGTCACGGAGAGCAAGCGCCACCATGACCTGCTGACTGAGCTTCTCGGTGTAGACGCCAAGCACAGCGTCCCGAACACCATCGGCATCCCGATGACCGTTCTCCATCTCTGCATCCCGCACCTGCTGCTCAAAGTACAGGTGACCCGTGCGGAGGTCAGGCGAGTAGTTGCCGTACAAGGTCCCCGCAGTGCTCTTGCACATCAGGTCCGTGTCCAGCGCCTCCCACTTGAAGAGATACTTAGCCTCGTCCACCGTGTTGAAGA